CCGCCATTGCGGTCTCTCTGAACCTGCTCTAAATCTTTTATTAGATAAGTGCATTTTGGATCAATAGTCATTTCTACCTTACCAGTAGCGTCTTTAAGCTTACGATTTAAAGCATTTAAACGATCTCTATGACTTGGGTGTCTTCTTTTAGCATATACTAAAAACCCATGATCTCTAATTATTTGATGATCTGAACGACTTGAGGTTGTACTGCGAGCAACTCCAGCTGGATCTGGGTACACCTCTTTCACGTTAGGCCATCTCTCTTTCATCTCATAACATATTAATTCTGTAGAAGAATTACGCCTCCTAATTTCATCAAAGAAATGAATTGTACCATTACTATAAATCGAAGCGCATACTGCACTCATATAATCGACATTAAAATCAAGACCGATTATTTGATAAGCTGCTAACTCATCGGCTTTCTTTACATGTTCTGAACGATCAAAAGCCCAAGCTGCTCTATTGGCTGCCGATTCAAAGCTGGCAAGGAACTCTTGACGATATGCTCTGGAGTCTAAATTTGATTTAGCCAGTTCTAGCTCTTTATCACTTACGAACCCTCCATCAACTGTTTTATATTGCCAAGATTTCCATAATGGATCCGCTCCCTGCCCTTTAATAAAATAATCATAAAAATTATTAGCACTAAAGCCATCAGGAGTACCGATCATAAGAACAGGTCCATTAGTCGTCGTTAACATTGGATAAATGATCTCCTCAAATACGCTTTGCTTCTGATAAGCATACTCATCAAGTACAACCCTATGAAGTTCTGCGCCACGGAGTGAATCTGCTGAATCGGATCCTTTAAGCGCAATAGTTACTCCTGATTTCGTACAACTCAATTCCGTCTCGTTGATCTTCCAGCCTGTCTGATTCCTCATAATTGATTTTAACATCGGCCATACTGTAAGACGAGCTTGCCTGTAAGTCGGACAGATATACCAGCGATTTTGTCCCTGCGACATCTCCCCTTTTAAAAGAAACATTAATCCCAGAATCGACTTTCCGAATCTCCGCCCTGCCGTGATTACTTTGAACCTGGCTGGATGAGTTAATATTTCTCTTCTTTCTTTTGTTAAAATCAGATCCATTCATTTATCTTTATCTTGATCCTTATATTATAATTTATATTTATACCCTTATAAGGGGCTATTATGCTTCTTCTTTTTCATCAAGTTCATCATCTCCAAATTCTAATACCCTAATAGGATCTACATTTTCTGTTTTAATATGTTCTATTGCTTTACCTTCAGTCCGATCTAAAACCTCTTTTATAGCATTTAAATTTCCGTGATTAGCCATATTAACTAACTTATCTAATAATCTTTCTCGCTTAGTTCTTTCATCAATTTCAGTATCTAAGATCTTATTTAAAATATCCCTGGCTGCGTTCCTTCTTCCATTAGGATTAGACACTTCGCCTTTTTTGAATCTATTGCCAAGCTTATTTCCTTTAGCAAATTGTCCGTTAGTTTTATGATCCACGTTTATTTAGCGTTTATTCCTCTAAAGGAACAATTCCAATCGCAACTGGTTTTTGAATTAGATCTATTAATTCTTTAACTTTTTCTTGTTCAACTTCATATACATCAAATTCTACTCGCCAGTTATGAGTAACCTTCAGATTTTTTAATCCTACTAATTCACAATTTAAAGCAATATTTTTTGGTTTGCTTATATCTCCCTTCCACTTCGCCACTACTTCTTTTTCTTTCCCATCTTTTTCTTTTTAGGTCTTCCAACTTTTTTTCCGTAAGTTCCTTTTCCTTTTGGCATTTACTTATCCTTTTTTTTAGTAGCTTTCATTGGCTTACCTTCTGAATCACAAGCTTTAGATCCATCTTTCTTATAAGATTCTACTTGTTCTTTAGAAGGATTCTCTTTACCAAATACAGAGCCATCTTTTCTTTTAAAATACTTCATTTCGTTTCTCCTTACGTTCTCGCCTTTTTAAGGCTTTATACTGTGCTATCTTTTTTGTAGCAAGTCTTTTTAATCTTTTACGTTGCTTCGCCTCTTTATTGGGCATTACCATTTCACCTTATCAGCCCAGTATGCAGCAGACATTTTTCCTTTAGCAATATTCTTAGCGTGTCGTGCTTTAAAAGCTCTTTTCCTTGCTCTCTCTGATTTAGTCTTTGGTCTTTTACCAGCTCCACTAACTCCTTGCTGACCAAATCTAATAGTTTTTATCTTATTTCCTTCTTTAGCAACTACTACATGACTTTTAGTTTTATGCTTTGGTGTTCTTTTAGGTTTGTTATAACCAGAAACACCTATTCTTTTTAATATCGCATCTTTAGGCATTAAAACAAGCCATCAGCTGCAGATTTCTCTAATTCTCTTTCAACAGGTCTTTCACCAGCCATTTTAATTATAGGAGAACTTAATAAAGGTTTGAATTTTTGAACTTTTCCACATTTATTACATTCATAATTGAAAGGCTTATATCCTGGTTGATAAAAGATCTCCTCAGTGTGCACACATTTGGAGCATTTTACATCGTGTAAAGGCATTATTTTTTCTGTCTTTCGTGCTTAATCATATTATTTATTCACGAGTAAGGCATAAATGCCCCTCTATATATAAGGGAAAAGGTAAACTTTTTACAATATAGAATCCTCTAAAGCCTTATCCCCACGAAGTTTACAGCGTTTCCACGCCATTTTTAAAGTGGCTTCAGATTTATTTAATAATTTAGATATTTCTTTGAACTTGCATTTTCTAATTTGATGATGAAAATATACAGATCGTTCTAAATCTGTCATAAAATGACCAAGCGTAAATCCTAAATTTAAAAACTTTAAATTGTTTATAGCTTGATCTGCAAGTTCGTTTACATCGGCAATTCTTTCATCCTCATCCGACACTCCGCACATCGGACAAGGTGTATGGCTTGGTTCTGGCATGTTATTTCCTTATATCACATTAAACAATGATCCTTGATTTTTATTTCCTGAATTGTCTCTTAATCTTAATTCTGCATTTCCAGAAGATTTTCTTATGTACATTTTACAATATTCTGGAAACATATCTTGTATTTTTTTTATAGAATTATAAATATATTCTTTTGTCCTTATGGTTTGCAATCCACCTTCTTCTTTAAAAAATTTAGACTTTATTGTTATATCATCAAACCTTATCAAAATATTATTTTTAATATATTGTCTTATGCTGTATTCGTAATCTTCTCCATGATTTGTAATTCTATGCAAAAAAGGATCGTGATCAACTATAATTCCAAACACTCCTCCTGGAATATAGCATAATTTTTGATAAATTCTATGTTTCATAAAATAAGCATTCGCAGCTGCATAAAGTCCAAATATTTTAGATTTTTTTTCTAAACACAATTCAAATCCTTTTATAATAAAATCTTTTTCAAGATCTTTTATTGGATCTAATTCCTCTTTGTTTTTAACAAATACACCATCGATGTCATCATCAAACATCAATACCTTTTCCCCTTCGTTATAATAGCCTTCAATAAAGTTTCTTTGCTCACCGATAGTATGAACCCCCTGAACAATATTTTCTTTATATGGAGTATTTTCTAATGATTTTTTATATTTTTCTAATTCATCAGAATCTGCTACAAAAATAAAAATTTTATTAGGATCTATTTTGTGCAATTCTAAAAGTTTTAATGTTTTATTTTTTATTGTATTTTCTCTTTTATATGATGGAATAGCAATCTTATAATTCATAAAACCTCCAATTTGCTTTTATGCAATGTTAATTTATGGCTATAACAACCAATTTTTTGCTCTATTGTAATCATTTCTTTTTTAATTTCTATAACAACATAACAAGGTTCGTTTTTAAATAAGACACCTGGTATTTTTGGTACAACAAAACTCCCAACTTTTAACACAGATTAAATAAAACCTGATTGTTTTAAAAAATTAATCCTTTGATTCATTTGGCTTCTTTTAAGTTCTTCAGAAGGACTTTTACATTTTATCATGTTTTCTCTGTAGTACATTACAAAAGACAACCTCACTGCATTTTTTGAGCGTTTAATAATTGGAGAATTTCCGTGATATTGATGAACGTCAGCAAGCAATAGATCGCAAGTTCTAAGATCTATCGCAATTTTAAATCTCGGCATAATAAATAAAACAGGCTCTATGTCTTTACAGTACGCAACAAGATTCCCAAAGCCTTTTGCGTAATCTCCTTGATCGGTATGATAAGGTGTTCTCCAGTTTTTATTTATTGTGAGTGTAGTAAATGCGGTGTCTTTTATAACATAATTAGGATGCGTTCCTTTGGCCATAGCTAATTGTTTTTTATAACGATCTGGAACAATTTCTTTGAAACCTCTGTTCACTTCGTGTATTAACGGCAATGCTTTTTCAAATTTATCTAAATGGTCTTTGTTAAAAGCTGTTGTCCTACAAAAATCATATCTACCTTGCCTATCAAAATAACCTGCTGTGCCTGAGTTCGTGGTTACTCTTTCTCCAGTTTCTTTATCGTAAATATAAACCTGTTTGCTTTTTTTACCAGATTTAAGCGTTGCTTGTTTCTTTTCACTACTGCTTGACAATCCTCTGTTGTTAGTAACTTTTGCAGCAGGAAGCATATTCAAGTAAGCTTCTTTTAATATTCCATAATCAATAAAATTCTTTCTAAAAAAGAATAAAGGCTCTCCGTTTGGTAAATAACAATCGCAATCATAATCAATTAAATAATCATAATGACTTTCTTTGGTGTCGGTGTCTTTTAACAGTTCTGTTTCTTTTTCTGACAAATGATATTTAGCTCTTAATTTTATCATATTCATCCTTTACTAATCTAAAAAGAAGTTCAGAATAATTTTCCATATCAGTTGTGTTAATAATTTTTTCTAAATAAAATATTAATTCCTTTTTTTGGAAATCTGAAAAACTAAACTGCATGTATTCAATTTCGGTTTGTTCTATTTTTTCTGTATTAACTTCTGGACTTAAATCAAATAATGTTTCTTGCTCAATCATAACTAAAACGGCAATTCATCTTCATCGTTTTTAGATTCTTCGGATCCATTAGGTTTGTATTTAGAGTCTGGTTTCCAAGGATCTTCAAAAGCATAATGAGTGACACCTTTATCTGAAGCTTCTTTTCTTTTTGATACAATTAAATTTGCCCAATCTTTTTCTTCTATTGCTTTTAATTGCTCAATAAACTCTGAAACTTTTACACTAATCTTTAGCTGACTTCCTCCATTATCAAAGTTCTTTTCTTTTATGATCATTCCGTTTATGTAGTTTTTTTCTTCTGGCATATTCATTCCTTAGTACGTTTATTAATTTTCCCAACTCCCAATTCTCCAGGTCATTTAGTTTCCTTTTTGTTCCGAACAGTTCTCTTTTTATATCCAAGACTGAATCTACTGATAGGTATGCTTGTGCGACTCCCACGATCCCAAGTAAAGAATACCTTCTCTCCGTCACTCCTCCTGCAGATTGCACATTTTTCTTTGTCTTTTCCGATTCTTGGGAAATCTTTATAGTTGAATTGAACGTATTTTTTTTGACCGACATTATATATTTCGTAAACCTTATCACATTTTGTGCAAATTCTTATTTCCCTGTCAACATTCTTTTCTGCTTTTCTATTATATTTTGAATATCTAATTCCATCCTGACAATCTTTGCCATAATAAATTAATTCAAGATAATTTAAATGATCGTTTTTAGCCACCTGGTTGCCTCATAAGATTATAAGTAATCGCATCTGTAACTCCGTGCTCATTACATTTAGGACATTTTGTATTATTTTTTATTCCAGACTTTTGATCAAAAGCATAATCACATTCCGAACAAATAACAGCTACTAATCTTTCAACCTTTTTAGGCTCTATTATAGCTTTTCCGAAACTATCATTCCTTAACCAATTTTTAAATCCAGCATTATAATTCTTATAAGTTTTTCCATTAGCTTCTAAATAATCTGAAAATTTATCATATTCTAATTTAACATTAACTGTAGGAAATTCAGATTGCAAATTATTAAGATTTTCTTTTATTTCTTCTAATTGGCTCTTTTTACTTTTAGCTTTAGCTTTACCTTTAGGTTTATCTTTATCGCCTTTTAAGGGGCTATTTAGAGCCTTATTAGAGCCTAATAGCTTATATTTAGAAAGAATATTAATAACCGATAAATGAGCACGATTGTTTTCGTTTAATTCTCCATATTGATATTCTACAAACTTAGGGATAAACCATTTATCTTTTTTAAAAGGAACTATTTTTCTGTTAAAAACTTCTAATATTTCTTTCTCTTTATATTCAATTCCAATATGAAAAGAAGCTGACTCAATATCTGCATCATAAATTCCAGCATGATCACAATTATCTAATAAATAAAACCAAAATAATTTGTATTTTGGATCTAACTTTCTGATCCAAAGCTTTTTCCATTTAGTCGATTCAGTAAATCTTTTAGCCATTACAAGCTATCTCTCGGGCCATATTGCATTCTGTATTCAAATTCTAAGTCTTTTCTTTTTTCGTAAACATCTGGATCTCTCAACTCTGGATGCTCTTTTTGTATTTGCCTTCTTAGCCTAGTCATTGTTTCCCAACTCGAGAGATTTCCTCTGGAGAGTTCAAGTAAAAATTCTAAAGCAGTCATATCGTAGATCCGATTGATTAAATCCTCATACCATATTCTCGACATTAATACTTTATCTGATTTTCTATATTTTTTATTAGCCTTTAAAAAAGCTTCGATTTTCTCTTTTTTTGCACTCACTATATCCTCCTATATCTTACCTGTATATTTTACAAGCATAAGTTTTAATCTTTTATAATTTTCTTCTGTAGCAATATCTCTTTTTCTTGTCAATCCTTTATTATGTAATTCGTTTACATAGTCAGTTTCTTCTTTAGTAAATTTTTCTTCCCATAAATGAACATGATCTAAAGGAAAAGAAGCAACGTGGATATGGCAACCATAACATAATGCCATAGCATTAGCAGGTTCTATTCTTGTTGCCCATGATCGTCTTCCGTAAAAGTGGGAGCAGTGTAAGCCGGCGGAGAGAGGTGCGTACTTCTTGCCACATCTTTGACAAGTCCAATTATCTCTATATCTAATATAATTGGAAAACACCACATCCCACTTAGTACGTTTTATCGCCATTTAACCAAGATTTTTATAATCTCACCTATGTTAGTAAAAATTTGTTTTATCTGTTTGCCAACCGATTCACTTTTTCTACCAACCTTTGGCGATTTCTTTTCTGGACGCCTCATGTAAAATGGATGGGGCATTATTTTGCTTTCAATTCTTCAATTAATGAAGAAATATTTTGTTGAGTCTTTGCTTTTTTAGCTCTAATAATAAACTCCTCTTTTTCTTCCTCTGAAAGTTTATCGTTCATTAAATCATTTAGGAATTTTTTTTGTTTCATAGATGGCTCTTGATTATTTACAGCATTAACCAATTCATCAGCAGAACAATATTCAGATCCAATATATCCAGCGGCAGCTAAAGCTCGCCCAATCGCTGAAGTTTCACAGTTCTCTACTGCGCTTGTTTTATTTATATGATTCGCATCAAATCTTTCATGAGCATGTCCTGTAAATAATCTGAATTGATCTTTTTCTAATGGGATCTTAACCGTCGCTTTTATAACGACAGTCTTTTCATCACAATGGATAATTTTTGTGCTGATCTCTAAAGGATCCTCTCTTTTTAAATCACCATGTAATTGCAAAACCCTTTCAGCCACAGTGTAATATTCTTTACCATGTATGTCAACTGGCATGTTTTCTCCTCTCATTTAATGTTGTTAAAATCTTATATTTAATATCAAAAGTAAAATTCTTATTTATTTGTCTAGCAGCAAAAATATGAGGATCCATCTTTTTTTGTCTCTCCAGTAACTCCTCAGTTTTGGAAATACATTTTAAAAAATCAGGATCCTCAATAGTGGTTAATTTTCTTTCAGAATCATCGCCATTATAAGTTATATCTATGCTATAAAGAATCATTATTTATCTAAACGAATGTTTGCCTGAAAATGATCTAAAATCTTTTCAAGTCTTGCGCTAAGAGTCATAAATCTTTCTTGAGACATGTCGCTAGGCTTTTTAATAATTAAACGGATGTCTCCATTTTCAAATTTTGAACACCTAGTTTTATCGTTTTCAAATTCTTCAACAATACTAGCCATTTTATCCTCCTAAATTAATTAAGTGGGGCAGTAGATGATGATTAGGAGGACAAAGCAACTGGCGTTGCATTTGAATTACCGCCCCACAAATTTTAAATATTAAACTCCTAATCATATTTTTAATTTACTTTTAAACGATCATCATTAAAAGTTTTATCTAATGCTTTCTGCATAGATTCTTTTACTAATAGATCGTTATACTTTTCCGCCATGATAAAACAGCTATCTTTCCAAAATTGCCTTTCCTGTTTTAATAGTGATATTTTACTTAATACATAAGCCACCGATCCAACGATAGTCATTCCTATTAATAAATCTAATCCGTTCATTATTTTTCCTCCAAATATGATTCTGCTATTTCATAAAAATTAATTTGTTTAATTGCTGAATTACAAACATCAGTGAAAAAGCCTGTTTTAAATGTAACCGATTCTTCACATAAATCATTAGCTAAAGATTCTAATTCTTTGGCTAAATTATTTTTAGCATTGGCTTTTCCTTTTACTTCTTCAGCTACATAAATTACAGCTTTGTAAGAATCTTCGCTGTTATCTATCCAGAGTTTAAAATTCCAAGTCTCCCAATTAGTCCATCCGTTGTATTCTTGATTGCTCATTATTTCACCTCCTTTGATTTGCAATAGTGTACTCTCTCCCAAGAGTTTCCACATTTGTTACAAACTCTGAATCTTGGTCTTTTTATTTGCTCTGGCTTGTTTGGATTATTATCAAAAATTTGATAGTTTTCAGTTACCCAGCCATTAAGTTCATATTTATTATTTTTTGTTGTTCTACCTAAGGCATATCCACCTTTCCATTTATCTTCGATTTCCCAAACATAACCTTTAAAGTGAAACGTATCTCCAATATTTCTCATTATTTGTCCTCCTTAATATTTGCTTAATTCTCTAACAATATCCAAAGCACCTGATTTTGTTGGTGCTTGACCAGAATATGGATTTGCAATTCCTTTTACATACCATTTAAAATAGCCATGACCTTCATTAGTAATCTCAAACTGCATTCCGTTCATTTCATAAATTGAATATGAAAGATTATGCTCTGCATACCAATAGCCTTCTTTCTCAAACTCACTTAACCAATATTCCAGTCCCCACTTTAGCATGCCTTTTCCGTTTTGAAATAATTTTTTCATTATATAGCCTCCACATAAATAGTGTATAATTTATTTTCATATTTATCATCAATAATATGTCCAGCCATTGATCTTTTACAAGACATCAATTCTCCATATAGTAAGTGATATGAAGACCAAGACGCAAAAGATATTTTTACAATATTTTTGCTTCCTGATAATTCTATCGGATATAAATCCAATCTTGCAACTATTCTATTTATTTTATTTATTAAACTCATTTTGTCCTCCAAGACTTTGTTATTATTAAGTATCATCATGCCCTAATTTAAAAAGAAAAAGTAATATAACTATACTTTTTATTAAAAAAGTTAAAATAAATTAAATAAGCTTGAAATAACGTCTTAAAAAGCGTTTCTCTTATATCTATAAGTATATCCGAAAAAAGAATAAAACGAGCTTTAAGAGGCTTTTTTGAGCTAAAAATTAAAGAAATCCCCCCTTTGAAGTGATCTCAGGGGGGAGGAGGAGAGAGGAGGAGAGAAGCTTTATAATTGTTCAATAATAGAAAAAGTCAAAGATGTCGCCCCTTGTGCCACTTCTTCAAAAGCGAAAGAATCTTGATCAAACCTAACTTTAGTGCCAGCCGTGCCAAAATTATCTTCAGAAAAGTAAAAAACATCTTTCCTCCCATCTACTAGATCGATCAATGCTTGTAATTTTGCTTGATCGGTAGAATTTAAAAATGAATAATTCATCTGCCAGGTCTTCCTTTTCCCATATCTTTGCACCGTATATACTTCGCCGCCGACAGCTTGATTTACTACTGTCCCAGAATAGTCAGTCCCATACCCAACGCCGATATTAGGATTAATACTCGGGGTATAAGTTGCTTTTGATCCGCCATCTGATGCATCATCAAAGGCTGCAGTTGAAATTGCCATTATTTTCTCCTATTATGAAATTTTTGTAACATCTATAAAAGTTGCTGATAATTTTCCTGAAGATCTCGCTAATTCAGTAATCATAAAATACCGACTGCTATAACTTTTATTAAAAGCTTTAGTTGGTAACATACTTGAAAAGGTACATATATCACCAATTTCCATTGTGAATTTTGCAGGATTTACCACTTCTGCTTTAATCATTACTCTAGGTTCGGCTCTTAGATTTCCGTAGTAATTCATAAATCCATCATTTGGATCATCTGAACTGCAATCCAAATCTCCTCCAGGCGATCCTGTATTATAATCTAAATTAAAAGTTGCTTTATTTTCGGTTGATCCAATATTATAAGCCGTTCTAATAGTTGCATCTGAATCAGTCGCTTGTGATCTATATTCTTTTTTAGCAGGATGTGGATTATAATTAACTGTTATATCGGTAATTAAATTCGATATACTTGTATGCGATATACTCAAAGGTCCTAGATCGTTTTTATCTAAAGTATGATTTGCCGACGAATATGAATCTTTTACAAAAATATATTTTAAAACTCCAGATGCTGAATATGTATAACAAAAACCTCCTTCAAATGCTAACTGATCTAATATTTGCTTAACTGGTACTGATTTATTTTTCCATAATCTTCCAGCCCAAGCTTTGGCAGAATCAAGATCAGACCAACCTGCTGGTGTCGCAGTTAAACCTAAAAACCTATGGCAAATGTCTCTATGGAATTCGTGAAGCTCTGTTAAAACATTCGTATTACCACTCCAGGAACTATTTGAAGGAAACCCGTCTTGTGCAGTATATACTTTTTCTAATTTTTGATCATTTTTAATATTAGAAACCGAAAGCTCATATACGTTAAAATTAACAACGGCTGAACCGCCAGATGTATCCTCTGCCTCCTCTGTTTCGTATGTAATTTGCAAATCAACTGTTGTATGATCAGTGGTAGTTACTAAATATAAAGTTTGATCGGATCCAGTATTAGCAGTATGGTTTGTGCCTGCAATTGTATCGATTCCTGCGGTAAGCGTAGGTTGAATTTCTAAACTTTCTACATCGGTAGCTTTTGAATAATTTGCAATTCTATATGTTAAAACAATTTCAGTTCCTGCTTCTGTTTGTGGAATTGTAAATCTTTCTACATGAGTACGAGTTTGGCCAGTGGATATAGTTTCGTTATATCCAAAGGTTGCAAAAGTGCCTGTATTGTTATCATAAGCATTTCCTACATTTGTCTCAGTTATTCCTGTCGCTGTAGAAGATTGCGTATTTGCCGTTGGAGTGGTATAATATTTATATTTGCCATTGACTCCAACCGTAATGGTTTCAACGCTTCCAATTGTTGTGGTTCCAGCAGATTGATTTTCAAAAGGGACAAATCCATTTCTAGTAGGAACATATTGAGAGGTTTTAGAGTCTAAGCTTCCATCAGCGATTGTTCCAGTTATAAAATATGCACTTGATGTATCAGCTTTAGTAAATGGTATTGGTCTCCAGTTATCAGTTCCAGATCCTGTAACTTCGCTATCGTTTCCAGTATAATCACCATAAGCAATAGGGGCTAAAACTTTTTCGTTTGAATACACATTGGGAAGTTTGATATTATCCCAAGGCATTTGCGCAACGATATTTAAAGTGACGGATCCTTCGTTATGAGTAATCGATTCAAGGCGACCTGTATAAATTAGAGGGATATTGTTAAAATTCGCAACTGATCCTGATTCTAAACATGAATAAACACGCACAGCTCTATTAATATAATTATTTGTACCATAAACAAGAGTTTCTGCAATACTGCCAGAATTATCTAGCTCTATGCTAATATTGGATAAGCTTGATCTGGAATTAAAAATGTCTATGGATTCCCTAATACTAGGATTGTTAATTACAATACCAGAATATGCTACGCTGTTTACTGTCTGATCAAAAAATGAAAAATATTTAGTATTGGATCCAGAAGAATCGTCGACTTGAATAAGCCAATTTTCTCGCATTCCAGATGTCGGTGCCCATGATCCTTGCGAAATTGCCATTTATGCTAAACCTAATTTTTGTACTCGTTGAATTTCTGGGATAACCGTATCTCTAACAAAATCTTTATTAGTAACAGGACCATTAAAATTAACAGTTAAACCTCCTTGGCTACTGCTTGATCTTCCTCTTGGAGTTACCTGCACTCTTTCTGGACCTGCTTCTCCTGCCATTATTAAAGTTGGTTTTGAGACAACTTCATCCATACCGTGTTCCGCCATTTTTATTTTTTTTACTTGTGCCACTCCTTGATCAAATAGACCAGTCATAAATGCTCCTGCTCCTGCTGCTACAGCAAGATTAAGAGGAAAAGGAACTTTAACCATTATATTTGAAATTTGCCTAGCTAGAGCTTCCATAAAAGCTGCTCTGACTATTCTTTCGGCTGCATCTTCTGCTGAGGTTGCATTCAAGGCGGCAGCTTTTGCTGTTTCTTCCATAGCTTTGCGATTTGATGCATGACGTGCTTTTTCTTGATCCGCTTGCTCTTGTCCTTTTTTAGCAGCCATTTCTAAGCTTATGGCATATTCCTCCATGCTCAATCCAACTTCATCAGCATTAATTTTCGCTTGAGCTAGAGTAAGGCCAAAGGTCTCAAATTGCCCTGTCATATCACGTGCAAAATCAAGATCTTCTTCGCTAAATATTTCTACAGGCCCAGAATTAAACTCAGGACCCAAGCTTGCCCACATATCGTCCATATCATCGGCCCATTCTCCCCAACCTTCTGTGCTTAATTCTGGAGGTCTACTAACATCTTGAACTACACTATCAACTAATGTTTTTATAAGATTCATACTTGCATTTATCGACTGCTGTTGCATAGCAATAGCGTCTTGTACTTCATCCTTGCCACCGCCTAACCAAAATGGTAATGAATTCCTAGCTTTCATGCCTACAATTATTAGTTCATCTTTAACTATATTAGCACTCTGAACTACAATCATTTTTAACTTATCAAAATTTTCTGCTAATCGTTTTGCTACTTCATCAAAACCAATTTCTCCTAAAGTTTTTAATGCTTCATTGGCTTTTTTAATACTTGGCGTAATAGCTTCTATAATTACATTTCCAATTTCGATCATAATAGACTGTGATGAATTTTTTAAACTATTCATTTGATTATTGAAAGTTCCCATCATATCCTTGAATGCACGATCAGTGGCTCCTGATCGTTTTTGAAAAGCTGCTAAATTATTAGCTAATCCATCAATATTTTGTGCTAACGCAGATATAGCCAGTCCAGCTCTTATATCAGGAATAAATTTTCGTAGTGTGGCTGGATCCATTCCTTCAAACTGTTTTATTGTTTCAAGTAAATCCAAAGATCCATCTGCATATCTTTTTGCTGATATCCCAGCTTCAGACATAGCTTTTTTAGATGCACCTACAGGGGCAGTTAAAGCATTTATTGCCCCACGTAATGCAGTAGTTGCTTCAGCGGTTCCAATACCGCCTGCTGTCATAGAAGCCATAGCAGCTCCTACCGCATCAAACTCTAATCCAGCTGCTCTTGCTACAGGAAGCACAGTACCTAAAGAAGCACCAAGTTCATCCATAGTGGTTTTACCAAGTCTAACTGTAGTAAATAAAATATTGCTTACATCATCGACTTCTTTTGCATCTTTTCCATAAGCATTTAACGCTGTAGTTAAAATGTCAGCGGCAGTTGCTGCTGACGTAACACCACCAACCGCTAATCTCGTTGTTGCTCCTAAAATTTTTGCTGAATCCGCTGCACCAGCAAAGCCAGCAGAAACTACATCATACTTTGCTTTAGATAATGATGATAATGCTAATCCAGATACTTGAGAGAGATGTCTTAACTCTCTTGACATATCTTTCATTTGTTTGTCGGACGTTCGCTTCATTAATGTTCCGACTTCTTTTAAACTTTTTTGAAAATCCCCTGCTAGTTTTACGGACAATGCCGCAATTCCAGCTCCAGCTAAAGCAGCTCCTTTTACAAGCTTTCCAAGACCACTCCCTAATCCTTTTAACCCAGAGGTAGCTTTACCAAGACCTTTAGTTTTAAATATTATGTCAAATACTCTTTTACTCACGATTTTTACTCTTTTCAGTTTCGTATTTTTTGATTTGCGCTAGTTCATTTTCTATAATTGACCAGCAATCAAGCCTCCTCGCTGAAATATCATCTAAATTTCCAGGAGAAACATTCCAATTTTTTATCCAATGATATTCATTCATAATATCTACCATCCAATCTTCAAATAAAAGGGAGGGTGAGGCAAATAAAGGTACAAGATCATACAGTAATTGGCCCATAGTTCTTGTTTTTGAAGTTTCAGCAAGTTCAGAAATTGCATCAACCTCATACCAAACATCTGCCTCATTTTTAAACTCCCTATATTTACGCGTAATTGGGGATTGTGCTTTGTAAGGGAATAGCTCAAATATATGATTGGACTCAAGTTTGTATGCCTGTGCCCAAACATATAAGCTCAATCCCCTTTTGGCTTTTTTTCTAAGCCTAAATAAGCAGTAAGAATCTTTTGTAAGAGTTGATCAATTTCAGGCATTGATAAACCCTCAAGATCCTTATCATTTAATCCACTAATTTCAGCGCATTTTTCTAGTACTTCGTAATATTTATCAGGATCGACTTCATTTTTCCAGAATGCTTTCACATTAACAATATAAAGTTCTCGCCTTTCCTTATAAGAAATATCTTTAATATCGAAATTTCTTTTACCAAGTTCTATTTTCATCTCTCTTTTCTCCTTTTTTTTTAATCAATATCTACACGGAATAGATTTTCTGCAGCAATCGCTGTCCCTTCAAATGGAAGCTCAAGCATCATTCCTTCTTCAGCACCTTCCATTGACAGATTATGTCCAGTAAATACAGCTTGCAAAACCTCAAATGCAAAATTACCAGATCCAACCGTTGCATTGTCTGATAATACAATTGGCGATTCGCCTGCCGCAGATCCAGCTGCTGGATTAGTTAAAAATTCAGCTAAAAATCCATCTGCATTTGTATCATAAAGAACCGTAATTGATCCTGAGCAAGTAATTTCGCCAGCTCTTGCATACATTTCAGGTTCACCGTCTGATCCTTGATAACCAACTCTAACCATTGGATAACCGATGTCCATGCTGAATGCTTTGACTACGACTTCTGCCGCATTTACCGTTTTTGTAGTGCAATCGTGAATAGTTTTAACAAATGGTGTTTGCGTTCCGCCATTCGTAACACTAGATGCTGCTGTCGATACATTATATCCGCTAGTGAGTGTACCTGAAGCTACCAATCTACCGCCATTGCTTGTTGCATCCATTGATAACGAAAGATTTGTCAAGGCTGCTGAATGCATTGTCCTGAATTGAGTAGCCGCAGCATTAGCGTCTAAATTTTTCAGAATAACTGTCGCAAGTTTACCCGTTGCTGCACCATGATTATAAATTGGTGGTTCTACATTACCAGCCACTGCATAAGGGCTTGAAGTGTCTTCTGTAATCATTTCAAGAAGCATCTGCAATCCTTCTTTATGAGAAACAACCCATTCAAAGCTAAAGGATTTAGTTGATCCTTTTTCACTTACCCAATGATCTGTACCTCTTTTTACTTGTTGTCCTGTTCTTAAGGTTCGGTCAGTAACTAAGCCACCTGCAAAGTCTATATCAGAAACTGATGCCATATCTAGCTCAACAAATTCACTATTTGTAGATCCAGCTGTTCCCATATTTACTGCTGAGGACGCGGCCGTCTGACGACCTAACAAGACTTGGTATTTCATACCAGAATAAATTTGACCTGCTATTGCCATTATTTATCCCCTTTCTTTGCTTGTTTATTTTCTGTAACCAGATAGCCTTTTTCAACCAATTCCATTGGTGGATCAAAATCTACTGATTGACCTTTTTTCATTTTTTCCCAATTCTCTTTTCCTAAACGATGGTAGTCTTGTGCCTTCGTAATTCTATTGAAAAGTGGGCCTGCTTTTATTTTCATTATGTTAACTCCATTACATTACACAAAAAATCTGCTTCAAAAATTTGTAAATCTCTTTTATTTTCCCTGGCTGATCTTGAAGGATTGTAATCAATACCATTAATTCTTCCATTATGCCAACGATAAGTAACAATTGAAGAAAATGCATCTGCTAAAACATTAAAATTAAAATCTATTTCTGAAAAGCTATTAATTGAATCTTCGTATTTTGTATTATTATTCATTAATCTAATAAGTCTCTCACCTCTATCAGCCATAAAATCAAATACATTAGTTCTGTAATTATCTAATCTGGGTTTTCTTAAATAATAGCGTATAGAAACTTGATATTCTCTCAATGATCCACCAGAATATGCTTGCACTAAAGAGCTGTCGCCAGGGATTAAACTAAAAAATTGGGCAGATCTTGATTTAAATCTTTCTGGATCTTCATAATAAACTGGCGTGCCTGTAAATTCGGTTGAAATTATATCCGTTAAAGCATCTAACATACGCCTATGGTTTGGTTTATAAGTAATTGGCATTAATATCTCCTAGCTACTGAGGTCCTTATTGGGTTTTGCGTTTCAGGAATGCCTGCTACTGCATCAATAAACCAATAATCATTAGTAGTATAAACTCCTTGCGATCCTTTAAATTTTAATCCCATTCCTAATGTATCGTATCCGCCTGTTAATGTTTCATCCGTAACTATTTCAGAAGTTTGAACGCCAGTATCATCGGATCCTAAGACTTTATATTTAACAGAAGATGCAGAGCCGTAAGTTAAAGTACCGCCTGTCGTGATTTGAATTCGTAGCATATCAGTTCTGGAGGGAGATCCAGAAACATCTACAATCGATCCAGTAGAGTTGGAATTTACGCTAACTGGTATAATGAGTCCTTGACTGCGATCAGCAGAAAACTCATGATGCAGCTTGATATAACCTTCTCTAATAAGCTGTAAAATTCCAGGGGGATCTCCCTCACTATTGTATTTGCTTTCAATTTCATTTGCAAGTTCAGCATCAAAAGGTCTGACCATTAATGCCACAGCGATGGCTGCAGCACTTAAAATTAAAACTTCATCGTAGTTTCTTGTAGTTTCCCCTTGATAACCAACTCCTTTTCTTTGATATATTGGTTTTGCTACTACAGCTCTAACCACTTCTGAGGCACGATTTCTTGCCTCTGTAACAGTATCTGTAAAATCTTTCCCAGTTTCAATTGTATGATTTGTAGATGGATTTGCCGAACTGTAAAGATATACAACGTCGGCTGAAGAATCGTAGTAATATTCGCCATCTGAATCAACTGATGCTAAATCAGATACTAGTGATAATTCATTTCCATCTCTGTATAAAACGTCCACCCTGCCAGGGCTTGGCGATTTATATACATTGCCTGAGTGAATCGTCCAGGTAGTTAATACGGTATTTCGATTATATTCACCAAGAGATGGCAATATTGATTGCATATCTTCTTG